ACTCGTGTCAGTAAGATCAATATCACTACTGCCATAGCCACTACGAGTCGTCTGAGTAGCGGAGACGATAGGTACATTAACCTCAACTGCAAGACCACGGAGTTCTTCAGCAATCGCTTTAACATAAGTATATGAGTTTACTATAGAGCCTTTATACCTCTGGGAGGCACATATATTTAGATAATCTACAAAGATGATATCTGGTTTGATACTTCTTTTCATTGCAAGATCTCCAATCAGAGATTTGAAATGTCCTACATGTGCAGATGCAGTAGGATACTCTTTAATTATAAGTCTTCCTTGAGTTTTCTTTGATAAGTTTGTTACCTTTTTCTCAAACATCATCTTCGGCATTTCTGCTAATTTTTGTATAGGAACATTTAATAAATTAGCATCTATTCTTTCGGCAATCTTTTCTTCTGCCATTTCCAAAGTGATATACAAAACGTTTTTGCCTTGTAGTAAACAATTACTGGCAACGTGACACATAAACAAAGACTTACCCACCCCAGTACCTGCAAGAGCAATGTTGAGAGTTTTATTAGGAAGACCACCTTTTGTAATCTTGTTGAAGAATTCCAAGTCAAATGGAATCTTGTCTTCTTTTCTATGATAGAAATCGAATCTTTCTTCTGCGTCTTTAACATAATCGTGACCTATATTCTGATCGAAAGAAACTCCTAATGCATCAGACAATATCTGAGGAATAGCACCTTTGTCTCTCTTCTTGTCTTGTCCGTCAGCAATCTTTACAGATTCCATCAAAGACAAATAGATCGCCCTCTCTTGACACCACTTTTCAGTAGTATCAACTAACCAATCATAATCAGATTTTTCTGTTGGTAACCCTTGTAGTAATGCAACAACTTCTTTATATCCATCTTCAGTTAAATCAGTTCTTTCTTGACACTCTATACTAAGAGCATTTAAAGAAGGTAGTGAATCATATTGACTCACGTACTCATGTATCTCAAGGAACACAATTTTATAATTACGTTCGTTGAAATAATCTGACTTTAGAAACGGAAGAACTTTTCTCGTATACTTCTCGCTGTATATCAGGTTACTAAGAATGGTTGCTTCTAAACTCATGTGTAGTGAAGGTAAGATCCGACGATGTATTTGTTATTGGATATAGGGGGAAGACCTGCATGTCTGTATTGCCATGTTGCAGGAAACAAAAGTATTCTACCACACTTCGGTTGAATTGCCATATCTAAATTTGGAAAAGCAGTTTCTCCTCCTTCTATGACATCATTAAGATATAAAAAACATACTAAGAATCTTCTTGCTGAAGCATGATCACCTACATCAACATGATCCTTGAATTGATCATAATTATTATTTTCATACATCTTGAGTCTAAACTCTTCATATCCCCACCTGTCTGGAAAGTCTTCAGCAACATCCATAGTTGTAACATATTTAGTCACAATAGATTGAAAGACAGAAGATATTACTCTTTGAGGTAAATCCCATAAAGGATCTTTTGCTAAGAACCTTTGTGAAATATTTAACTCATGAAAGGTAGGACGATGATCATAATCTAAGTATGTATTTTCAGATTTATGATACTGTTCTATTATGTTGTTGCAAAAATCAACATCAAATGCATTATCATATACTCTGATATATTCACTTAATTTAGTTGCCATAACGAAACTCTTTCTGTGCAGCTTCGTCTAGTTTATCCATTATTTCTTTAGTGAAATACTTATCAGGATCAGCAAGAATAGCGGAAGGATAAACGGAAGATCCGTCAAGAGCAATCCTATTACCTTTTCTTTGGAAAATTCCATACTTCTCACCCAATTCCAGTAAGCCGTAATATCGGTCAAGTCCACGATCATAAAATAATCTTGTCTCAACATCTGAGTTCTCCTTAGTTAATCTGGACTTGGCGGTTTTACATTTGATAATATTTCCAACAACCTCCTTACCATTTTTTTCCTTCTTCTTTGATAGATATATAATTGTTGATGCAGCGTATTTGAGTCCACTACCACCTCCCATTTCTTTAGTTGGAATATACGCACCCACCACATCATAAGTATGGTTAGTAACGATTAGGGGAACCTTTGCCTTCCCTAATTTTAATGTTAGCACACGGAAGATAGACTTGACAACCTGTGCACGAGTCATGTCACGAGTTTCTTTACCCGCTTCAGAGTCTTCTATTTCTTTGCTAGTAGATAACATACCTAGAGAATCTAATACAAACATCATTGGTTTGCGAAGATCAAAAGGTTGTTCCAGATATTTATCTAATATCTTTATTGATTGAGTTCTAAATTGTTGTACTGTTGTAACAGGAACAATTAGCATACGATTAGAATCTATGCCTCTGTCTTCAATCATTTGCTTACTAATAGCAGATTCAGACTCGAAATAAATTACCCCTGCATCAGGGTTAGTGTCAAGAAAATGCTGAACGACCCCAAGGCAAAAGAAAGTTTTACCAGTAGAGCTTTCACCTGCGATAGCAGTGATCTTATTTCCAGGGATTCCACCATAGATAGATCCACTAACGAGAGCGTTAAAGACATAAGAACCAGTGTCAATGTAACCGCTTGTGTCACCAGCTGCCACTCCTTCAGAAACGAGACTTGCGTACTCATTATCAATCTCCTTTGCGATATCTTTGAGAAAATTCATTCTGTAATTTTCAATAGTTTAGTAATAAAGTTAGAACGTTTCATTGCACGTTCAAACCATTCTGCTTCCTTTATATCATTGAAAGACTTGGACTGAGGATTTGCACCTGCACCAAATGCTTTTTGATATTCAACAACATACTTCATCCAAATAAAAACTCCAATGATGCTACTTTTTCGGGTTGCCACCCAATGACATCCATTATAACTTTTATTGGTTCGAGGAAGCTCTTGTTAAATTGTAGTTCATAATCTACCTGTTTGTCAAGTCCAAACTCTCTTGGAAATGTATTTAAGTAACTAATAACGTTCTCTCCAATTTTATTAGGTGTCTTAAGATAAACAAATTTAATCTTTTCACCGTCTTGAATGAGAGGATACTTATGTGTCAATTTGTTTTTCTTGTTATGGAAGTTATACAGCAGAGCACCACGAACATGTATAGGTGTGCCTTTACTGTAAACGGTCGATGGGTTCGACCACTTATTTATATTGTTGCATCCACGAGGAAATGATATTTCTTCAATCGGCAATTCTTCAAAGTGAGTTCTAAAATCAGCAACAAACTTCTGTGCTGCCTGTTCGTCTTCATTCATAATAACTGTAAGACAATCTCTAATAGAAGTCCTACATGCTGCAGGTGTTGAAGATTTAACTGCTTCAAGACCCATGATTTTTAGTTTAGGTTCTTCATAACGAACACCTTCACTATCCCATACGTTTAAAATATATCTTTTCTTTGCTGTCCAAATACCTTTGTTAGCGATGTTCTCTCGCTTCATGACCATTTTTTGTTCGTATGCTCCTACGTACGTGGCCAACGTTTCATAAGAACTCTCAATATACTTTTCAAGTTCCAACTTACAGATCTTATCAAGGAACGCAACAATGCTCTCAGGAGTCTTTTCTCTCCCTTCGTATACACTGTGAACCAAAGGACCGAGATTAAGATATATGGAATCAGTATCGCTGGCAATAACATAATCATCATCCTCCGTTTTTAAAATTTTGTTTAAATACTCATTCATTCGTTGTTCAATCCAACGAATACTTACTTGTCCTGAGAGCGTGATCGCTTCAGCGTTCGCAAGATTGTAGTATCGGAAGTATTGGTTACCGATAGCACCGTAGGCAGAGTTAAGTTGAATCTTTCTTGCCATTTGGATGTTGTTGAATTTTGAGATGTCTCTTTTGAGTTTTTCGGTTGGTCTTTTTTCATTTTCCTGTTTGGCGATAAGCATTCTCTTTTTATATATTGTGCGTTCATCGTAAATCTTCTGCATCATTTCGGGAAGGAAACCATGTATATCTTTACGATACTGAGCACCATTTGCACATACAGCAAACTCACCTGTAAAATTAATCTCTTTATTTAAGATCCTTTCAACGCTCGCACTGGGATGTCGAGTCTCCCAGAGGGTTTCTGGTGAGATATTATATTGCATAATGAGATGAGGATACAGACTATTGAGGTCAAAAGACACAACCCAATCATAGCATCCTGGTTTCGGTTCTTTAACATAAGCACCTGCATACTTTTCATCTTTCTTTGCACCCTTTCTAGGAGGCACAACTATATTTCTATCTGTAAGATAGTTGTATATCATTGTATCCCACATACGAACCTGTGAGTATACATCTTCAAAATTAACTTTTGCATCATAAGACATAGTGATTGCTAGTTCTAGCAACTTCATCTTATCTTCAAGACGATCTATTAACTCAACGTCTTGGATGTTGTACAGCATAAACTTCTGCCAATCAGAAGTATAGAAATCTTTGAAATTTTCATACTCACTGTGATCAACTTTTCGTTGACCCAATTCAACAAAAGCGATATGGTCTAGACGATAGGACTCTTGATTACTGTAAGTAAACTTACGGTAAAGATCAAGATAGTCAAGAATGTTGACCCCACTAATGTCATAAGCATAATTTTTCCTTCCTTGAACATAAACTTCTCTCTCGTTTGCTCTATTCCATGGGGATAGACCTTTCATCCATTTCTCCCCAAGTATTCTATTTATCCTTCTAGCAATGTAGGGCATATCATAAAGATTGACATTCCAACCAGTTAAAATATCTGGTGTATTCTCTGCCCACCACTTCAAGAAGTCTTGTAACATCTCTTGTTCTGTCCAGAAAACTCTCATCTCTACATTCTCTGGAGGATCAAACTCACGAGTAACCCAACTAACAAACTTCTTAGTTACCATATCTTTAATGGTAATAGATAGCATTTCTTCTGCTGCCTCTTCTACATTAGGAAATCCATTCTCACATTGAACCTCGATGTCCAATGCATAGATTTTCATTTGATTAATGTTGTAGTCAACATCACTAGGAAACTCTTGTCTGATATACTGATATACAAAACGTTCATACCCATGAACCTCAAAGTTTTCTACATGCTCATACTGTTTGATAAACTCTCTTGCTTCTCTAGCAGCACCAAATTTTACTGGTGATACAGGTTTACCACTGAGAGTTTTAAACTTTTCTTTCTTCTTAGAAGGAACATATAAGGTAGGAGAAAATTGAGATCTGAATTGAACAGGTTTACCATTCTCATAACCTCTGTATAAAATTGTGTCGCCAGCAAGTTGTATATTAGTATAAAAAGAACTCATCCCTTTTTGTAAGTTGCCAATAATTTCTTTGAGGGTTCTAGTATAGTTAAGATATCATCAGATGTCAAGAAGATATCGCGTTGTGAACTGAACTGAGGAAAAGGTTTTATTAATTCCTCAGATTCAACTTCATAACAGTTTTCAATTAAGATACTAGGTTCTTCATCTAACTCAGTTACTTTACCTATAAGGTTTTCACTTCGCTGTTTCAATAGTATCAGTTTGACTTGTTGTGAGTCTTCCACCGTCTGCCTCCACTAATTTGGTGTACTTTTCAATGACCTCAGGATAGGTCTCATATGCGGTTACAACTTCCTCCATCTTTAACAGGATTTGTTTTTTTGCTGAAAGAGGTGTCCACGGTTTAAAATAAATTTCTGGATCGGTGATCTTCTGTAGATTTTCACCATTATCGTCTTCAACCAAGAAACGAGGTTCGTCAACTCCTTCTAACCATACATTGTATGGATAAGAAAGTTGGAAAGCTACTGCTTCGTTTGGTTTTTCTTTTGTAGTAACTTCATATAAGTCACAGATAATGTCTTCACCGTTTCTTGTTCTTACGATTCTTACACTCATAGAAAAATAATGTTCCCTTATATTATAAAAGAGGAACTGACTTTTGTCAATCCCTCTTATCTATGTGGTAAATACGACACGCACTTTCTATTTTAAGTAGTTATGATTATACATAGTAATAAATACCTAGTCAATCATGAAAACATACTTATTCTCAATCGGTCTTTTCGCTTGCGTTACAGCAGCAGTTGCAGTAGCACCACGTTTGGCATATGCAGGTAAGAAAAGAGGGTGTCAAGCACCCTCTACCAATCTTCCTCTGAGTTCAAGGACTCTTGATATTCCATATTGTTTTTACAATATGCGTGAACATCTATCTCCATTTTATGATGAGCACGAGTGTGAATGACTTGTATCAATCCAAGTGACCCCACCAGTATGAGATTACATACGGTTAATGGGTGAGTCAGATATTTCACGGTGATAAAGAAACCTTTACATCATACTATATCATAAACTTTTCTCTTCTGATGATCAGGTATGATTTTTTGTAACTCTATTGTTAGCAAACCATTAACAAACTTTACTTCTCCAATCTCTACATCATCTGATATATTAAATGTTCTAGTAAAGTTTCTTGCTGCTACTCCACGATGCATATATTCTTCTTCGACCTCAGACTCTTGCTCTTTAGATTTAACTAGCAATACATTTTGTTCAGTTGATACTTCTACTTGATCTGCTGACCAACCTGCTAGGGCAAGTTCTATTCGCCATTTAGTTTCTGTTTCTTTGACGATGTTATAAGGGGGATAGCTTGGTGTAGTTTCGTATGAAGTGAAGAAACGATCTAGATAATCGTCCATCCCTATCCCATGCCTTTGAATTACTTTCATCAACTCTGGTAAATTGGCAGAGTGATACTTTGCTAATGTTGTGTTCATTGTTTTCTCCTTTAATAAGCGAGTGTTTTTAAGTTTGTCCCCGAAGGCGACACTACTATTTAAACACTTTTGATACACAAAATAAACAGTACACTCCGAACATTTATGTAAGGATTAGCACACCTATATAGTTGTACGTCAATGCGTATAAACTCACAATGAAAAAGTATTTACCTCTTATCATGCTATTGGCTTTTGGTGGTGCAGCTCATGCAGGTGGATTGTCTACTAGACATCAGTCTAGTCTTCAACATACTGTAGACTCACAATCAGCCACGTACTCAAGAATGGGAAACTCATATTCCATCTCTGGTACTAATGTGACAACCACTCACGGAACTGGCAATGATGCAGTGACTGGTGGTTTAGGAGTCAACACATATAGTGCAACAACTGGTGTTGGATCAGTGGGCACAATCACAGCAGGTCAAGGAACAACTAATGGAACTGGATCATTCTCCTTTGCTCAGTCATGGACTATAGGTGATATTGCTGGAACAGGTTCTGATCACACAGACTTTGGTACTGTATCAATTACAAATGCAGGAACTCAGAACGATTCTACTAATGCACCAGGTACTCTTACTGCTGCTCATGCAATTACCCTAACAGGTACAGGTAACGTAGGTTCATCTACAACAGGTCAATTCGTAAGCGAAGTTACTATCTTCGATTAATAATCATGAGGAATACATATAAGTTATTCCTTCTTGTAGCTATGGGTGGTGCTATAAACCCAGTCATAGCAGTGCCTGTGGTACCAAATTTCCAACAAGGCTCGATGACTACCCACACAGAAACGACTTCTACTGTGACCGAGACCATAAATTCGATGGATTATAACACAGGCTATCAATGGTCGGTAACGGGTAATGGAATAACTACTGATGATAATTTATCACCAACCACATCTACAACTAATGTAACTATTGAGGGAGTGAATTCAACATGGACAGGAGTAGGGTCAACACCAACCTTCACACAGACAACGCCAGGTGCAGCGTTTCAATACACAGAAACGTATCAAGGTCCAGGCTTGTCGAATCACACAATAATACAGAGAGAAAGCACCGTAACAAGCGTCACAGATACAACCAGTATTTTCTCACAATAGCGACATCCCTTGCTATGACTGGGTTTATGCCCTCTGCTATGGCAGAAACTGTTGGTGGTGTAAGTGCAACAGCATCTCCGATCGCCAATTCTTCAGGCTCGGTGACCAATCAAGCTATACAAGTTTTACAAGGACCATATATAACTAACACATATGGCAATGGAATACAGTGCCAGGGTGCTACCATGAACATTACCCCCTATGTCACTGGAACAGCATCAGCACAAAAACCATATGAATCATACTATATGGATCCTGTTTATGATTTATCAGATTTGAATGATGATGGTGTAATCGACAATCCAGGTAATATTTTATATCACGTTCCTACAAGAACAGCACAGAAAGATAACTATAATTTCTCAGTTGGTGTGTCTGCAACATGGTCTAGACCATTAGATAAGAAACTACAAGAGCAATGTAAAGAAGCAGCAGCAGCAAATATTAACTTAATGAATCAAGCAGTAGCAAATAAACGTTTGGATTTCGAGATAGCAAGATTAAAAAATTGTGGAAATTTATTAAAAGAGGGAATTTCCTTCCATCCTAAGTCACCGTACTATAGTATATGTGCAGATGTTGTTGTACAGAATGTGAATAACATAGCTCCACATGCACATACGATACCTAAAAAGGAAGTAATTATTCCTTCTGGTGACTCATCTAGTTTAAAAGAAGTATCTATCGGTAATCCTTCACCTTAAATGGTGGTAAACCTTTTTTCTTTCTATACTCATTAGCAATCATTTCATTACGAGTTGGTTTATCTATTTTCTTACCCAACTTTTTCTTAATGGAATCGGTTGCTTTTTTAATGATCGGTTTTATAACTCTCAACAATAATGGTGTTGCAGCAGCAGATGCTGTAGCTACCACTGCGATAGCTGCAGTTACGCTGACTTGATTTGTACTCGGTAAATATTTTTCTAGAGTTGAAGTGGGTTCATATAATACTACACATTGACCTTGT